CAGATGATGAAGTTACCCTTACCACGGCGAGTTTCCTTGGCGATTGCATTGCATTCGCGTTCTATTTGGAAGCTTAAGCCACGGAAGCGTTCAGCAGACCAACGACCATCAGAGTCGTTATCAAGATCGTATACACCACCACCTGAGCTGGCAGCTTGGAGATCTGGTTGCTGAGAACCATTTCTTGCAACAAAGTAAATTGTCTTGACGATTTCACGGTTGATTTCGGCAAGAATTTCTGTGCTGAGTAGGTTTGCCAATTCAGCTTCAGCATCTAGACCGTGAACAGCCTTGAGGTCTTGAGCCAATTCAACTGTGTAGTTGCTGCTCAGTGCACGTGTACGAGCTTCTACGGCAACGCGGTCAATTGTGAACGACATTTGGTTCCAAGTGCCGTAAGCATTTGCGCTATTTGGTTGATAGAAACCACATGCACCAACAACGGTGTTGTTACCGATTCCTTCACCATTAGCCGTAATGATACCTCTGAGTTGTCCAAGAATAGTTGCGTTTGTTGGACGGATGCTGGCAGAGTTACCATAATTTAAACCAAATCCAGCAGAAAGACCGTTGTAGCCAGCTGGCAAGGTCCAACCAGAGCCACCGTAAGATGGTTGTGGTTCTTGGAACATAGCTTCGGCATAACCAACTTGTCCGTAAGTTCTTCCAGTACCAGCATATTGGTAATTGGAACGCATAGCAAAGATGAGGCCTGTTGGAGCAGTCATTGGCTGAACGCCGCAGATGTCATAAGCCATCAAGTTTGGCATGGAACGGCGAACCAACGAAATTAGTACTGGGTCATAACCAGCTACTTGTGGGTTCAAACCGTTGTTGGTGAAAGAAGTTGGCATTCCGAGGTTGCCGGATGACATGTCTTCTGTGAGGTGTTGGCTACGAAGAGCTTGTTCTTGGTTCTCCAAAAGAACTGCAGTAACTTTCTTACGGTAGTCATCTTGGATAGAAGGAAGAGCATCGTGACCAAGCACTGGCTCCCACTTCTCGGTTAATACGTCATATGGTGTGTTGTCTGCGAATTGCATTTTTTAGTTATCTCCTGTGAGTAAAATTATTTAGTAAAAATTGTTTTTTAGACTTTCTTGTTTAGTCTACCCAAGGCACCAACGTAACCTTCTACTAAGGTTGTTGGATTACCCTTTACTGTTGAAAAAGTTTGTTCTGGATCTGGTGTGCGTGTTGGAACAGAAACTCTTGCTGTATCAATATAGTTTTCTTTGATTACAACTAGCTTATTTCGGTACTCTTCTGTGTCAGCAAAAGAAACGTTTTCCATCAAATTTTGAAGTTTGGAAATTTGTGTATCGGCCAAATTTTTAGTTTCGGCTACAAAAATTCCAGCACATTCTGTCAACTCAATTTGCTTGCGAAGAGCAATATTGGTGTTGAAAGATTCGTTTAGCTTCTCTTCAAGTTGACGGTTTTGTGCATAGAGCTCATCAAGAACATTATACTTCTCGTTTGGAACATCAATGTAGTGGTTCTCAAAGAGATTCTTTAGGCCAGTGATGAAGTTTTCCGCAATTTGTGTTTTGATGCCTTGTTCAACAGAAACGGCATTTTCTGTCATCCACTCTTCAACAACATAGTCCAGATAATCATCAACCTTCTCAACGAGAGATTCGGTGACGTTGTCAAGATATGTCTTTACGTTACCATCGACATCTTCAACGATTGCGGCGACTGTGCGCTCAACGCGATCTGTTACTGCAGCTTCAAAAATCCCTTCAAGCTTTGCAACCAAATCTTCGGATGCGTTATCCTCACCCAATAGTGAAATCAAAGCTGAACGGAATTGAGCACGTGTTTGCTCTTCGACTTCCTGAACGTCTGAATCTGGCTCAGGTGTAGATTCTTCCATTTCCTCTTCGGCTTCTTCATTCTCTGTTTCTTCTTGTGATTGTTGTGGTGCAGAAGAACGCATAGCATGCATTGCCATGCTGCTAGGAACAATTGGTACTTGTTGTGGTGTTGTTACAGGAACGGCAGAAATTACTGGTGATGGGGTCATCGAACCTCGTCCACTAAGATCGAAGTCTGGCTTTCCATCAGAAATAGCGCCAAGGCCCATGGCCTCGGCAGCAGCTTCAGAGATTGTATATTTTTTGTTGTTTTTCATATTCAAAGGATCCTTAATTTGTAAAATTATTTATATTAAATTGTTTCTCAAGGAATTAAACCTTGTTGTTTTGCTTTGGTTCTAACTTCTATAGCTTTCATTTGTTTAGACAAACGTTCTGTTTCGGCATCGTAGTCAGCTTGTTGTCTTTCTTGTGGGCTTATAATTTTGCTTGGTTTCTTTTCTGGAATTACAAATTTTGTCCACGGAGAACCTGCACCCTGAGCTGCAAGTTCCATTTGGCTTTGGCCAATTTTTCCTAATTGTGCCTCAATCCAAGTTTTGCCAGAAATTTCTTCAGCTTGTTTGCCTAGACTAGAAAGTGCCTTAGCCCCATATTTTCCAAGGGGGCCAGCTTTTCCAACAATAGAGCTTGCGGCTTTTCCTAAAACTCCCCCAGCCAAAGCACCAATCCCCGCTGCGGTTCCTGCGCCGACTAACTTTAAAAGAGGATTTGAGTCTTCAACTTCTTCGTCGTCGCTGCTTTCTTCTCTGGCATCACCCATCATGATCTCACCAAAACCGGGTTGTGATTCTGTTTTTTTCTTTCTGGATTTGCCTGAACCAAATCCACCTTCTGGTGTTTCATTTGGGGCTTTTGGATTTTTATTTTCAGGTTGCTCTAAAATATAGAGCTGTTCATAGGAATTTTTGTTCTTAAAAACTGAATCTTGGGGATTTCTTTCAATCTTGTTTTCTATCATCAAAACAAGATAATTTTTGGTATCAGATGGAAATTTGTATGTCATGAAAGTTTATTGAAGAATTCTTCGAATACCTTTACGATGTTCTTATTAAGATCTCTCTTTGAGGAGGATTTGATAAGCTTAACGGCTGAATCTTTTTGTCTTTCTGTCCAGATTCCATTTTCAAAAATCCATTCTCTACCTTCCATGATGCCGTTTACGAAAGCATTGGGGGCTGAAGGATCTGCAACAATATCGATTGCAGCAAGCATAAAGTCTTCTTGGACTTCTTGGAATCCATTACGGGCCTTGAGCGAACCCATACCTCTTGTGGAAACTCCAAGCTGAGCGCCTTCGTCAATTAAATTCTTGACAATACGGCCCATCGGGGTATCCAATACTTTGGCTTTTCCATATATGTTATTTCCATCTTCGTGAAGATCCTTGACAATATGAGAAACACGGTCAAGGTTTACAGTTGGTCCTGTTGGATGGTTTAGTTCACCAAGAGCACGGCCCTTGTTTACGTATTCATTGATATAACGGCCAGTTTCTTTAGCCAAAATGTTCTTTGGATAAATTCTTCCGTTTCGGTTTTTTTGTTCGGCTTGCATGAAAATGCCTTCGATGAAATAATGTTTTTCACCGTTGCCGACATTCTCTTTGATATACTTGATGTCTTCAGTTAGTTCTGTTATTAGTTTCATTGGTTGGTCTCATTAGGTTTTGAGCGACTGTCTTGTATTGCTCTTGCAACTTGCTGGCAACCTTTGTGTAAAGTGTGCGAGAAGCGGTTTCCTTAAAAGAAACTGCATTCTCTTCAATAGCACTTTTAATCAATTCGCGAATGTTGTTTTTCATAGTATTCCTTTTGCTGATTTTGAAAATTCAATGTGTTGTTTAAAACTTGTTGAATTTTTAAAAATATCTTTGGCCATTTTCAATCTATTATTGGGATTTAATTGCTCAAATAATTTTTTAATGTCTCTAACATCAGATTCACTAATATTTATAACAGTATCGTCTTCAAATTTATATTTTCCGGGTTTGAAGTGTTCCATAAATGTTACTAAAACGGGTATTCCACTTTGGTATGGAGTAATTTTTTCTGAAAACAACAATCTTTCTTTCAAAGAAACTGAAGCTTCATTTATTGCAGCATTAAGTTTTAAAGATAAAGAATGAATAATATTGTCTTTAAAGTAATCTTCGTCTTCACGAATCATACCATTTATACCGTTTTTAAGTAAAATTTTGGTAACGTTTTCCATTGATGCTCCGCTTATTCTTGAGGTCCCATTTGAGCCTGTTGTTGTGCCATCAAAGCCATTTGTTCGGCTTGCATTCTTTCTCTGTCTACTTCCATCTCTTTATCAATAGTCCGCACATCTTCGTCTGTTTGACGAAGAATATTTTTTCTGATAAATGCACTAGAAAAATATTTTCCAACGTAAGGATCTACGATGGAAATCATCTTTAATCGTTCAGCTAAAATTTCTGCTTCTTTAAGATCCCAGAAATAATTATCTGTATTGTATATAAAATTTATGTCAACTTTTAGTTGTTGCCAATCTTCTTCGGTCATCACACCCTTGAGGAGCAACTGAACACGGAGAATATCCATGAATAACTTTGAGAAGTGATGTCTTAAACGTTCAATAAACTTATAGAATTTTACTTCTTCTCTGGTTATTTCGACAGATCTTCCCATATTAAAACCTGTCGATTCAGCTGTCAGACGACTTATTGGAACATTTAAAGAATTATAAAGCTTTTTCTTGAAGTAATCAACGTCTTCAATTTGCGACATGGCTTGACCACTTGGAAGAGTTGTAATTTCTGTTCCACGTGAACCTTCTCTTCTTGGCAACCAATAATCTTCCAAAACTGAAAGATGGTTTCTTTCATCACGCACTTCACCTGTTGATTGGTTATAGATGAGTTTGTTTCTAAATCTACTCATCATATCACGCATATACTGTTCCGCCTTTTGCTTTGGAAGCTGTCCTACGTCAACATAGAACACTCTGCGTTCAGGAGCGCGTGCAATACGGTAAACTAGAAGAGAATCTTCTAGTTGTCGAAGCATGTTTAATGGTCTGATTGCTTTGTGCAAATAACCCAAAACACGCTTTGTATTAAGATCAATAATTCCAGATGGAACATAAACAACGCTATCCGTAGATAGTTTAAGTCCTCCCGGCCCGGTCATAATAAAAGTTTCTTTATCGTTATTTGTGTAAAGATAATATTCTTCAATATCATTAATCAATGAAATTGACTGGCCGTTAAGCTGTTCAGTTTCTTTTTTAATTTTTCTTATTTT